AAGCTTCTTCGGGGCGTTAAAACGGGCGCTGGTGAGGAATTCCTGAAATACTGCATGGGCGGGGGCAAAATCCTCAAAGGCTTGCAGAATAGCCGCATCGATGAACGTGCTTTGTTCCTAAGTTGAGCGCACTTGATGTACTTACCATCTGGTGTGACAATTGCACCGAACCGAAAGGAATGAAATGACGCCGTCCTGGGTGATGACATATGACAGCCTGACCTCCACTGTCCTTCAGTATTTGGAGCGCCAAGATGCCGCCGTTGTAAACGCCATTCCGACCTTTATCACCCTGTGCGAATTTGAGATCGCGCAGGAGATCAAGACATTGGGTCAGTTGCAGGTCGCAAATGCGGCCATGAACCCCAACAACCCGGTGATTGTGAAGCCTGCACGCTGGCGCAAAACGGTGTCCATGACCATAGATACCGGCACTTCCACCCAGCCTGTTTATTTGCGCAAGTATGAGTACCTGCGCAACTTCTGGCCCAATGAATCGCAAACCGGTCTGCCTCAATACTATGCCGACACGGACTATGAGCACTGGTATGTGGCCCCCACCCCCAGTCAGGCATACAACTTTGAAGTGCTGTACTACGAGCGCATCGCCCCCCTGAGTTCAACAAACCAGACCAACTGGCTGACTCAAAACGCCCCCAATGCCATGCTTTATGGGACGTTGCTCCAGGCCATGCCATTCCTCAAGAATGATGCACGGCAGGTTTTTCAGCAAAAGTACACCGAAGCCATCACCTCTTTGAAGGTCGAAGATGTGGCGCGAGTCGGTGATCGTCAGGCCATCGCCGTGGACTCCTAATCATGACCATAAGCTACACGAATCCATACACGGGCCAGACCATCAGCCCATCCCAGGTGGGCTATGAGAGCCTGACCATATCCGCCAATACCACCTTGCAGTGGCCAGTCAACGGCAACACCTCAAGTGTTGTGGCCAACATCATTGATGTGTCGGCCACCGTTGGCAGTTTGAAGCTTATTCTTCCATCGGCAACAGAAGTATCCACCGGACAATCGGTGTTGATCAGGAACACCGGAACCTTCGCATTCACGGTGACCAATCCTGCATTGGCCACTGTGGTCAGCGTTGCATCGGGAATTGCTCAATACATTTACCTGACCAACAATTCCACACAAAACGGGGTGTGGGCATCGGTGACCTTTGGTGCCGGTGTGTCGCAGGCAAATGCCGCCACCTTGGCCGGGTTCGGTTTAACCGCAATCAACACCACGTTGAACAGCAGTGTGCCCGTGACGCTGTCTTATTCCAATTACACATTTTTGCCCGATGACCGAGCTTCGATGTATGTGTGGTCAAGTGGCGCAGGAACTTTGACACTGCCAGCCGCTTCGGCTGTCGGTGCAAGCTGGTATGTGATCGTCAAAAACGATGGCACCGGCATCCTGAACATTGCCACAAATGGGGCCAACACCATTGACGGAAATGCCAGCGCACAACTCCAAATTGACGAGTCGTTTGTGGTGGCCTCCAACGGCACCAATTACTTCAGCTATGCCTACGGCAGGTCGGCCACGTTTTTCTTCACCCAGTTGACCAAAAACGTCACTGGCGGGACGGTGACATTGACCTCTGCTGAGGCGTCAAGCATCATACAGGAGTATCAAGGCGTCCTGACCTCCAACTGTGACGTGATCCTGCCACCTACGGTTCAGCTTTACAGCTTGCAAAACAACACCACAGGGGCGTTCACGCTGACCTTTAAAACGGGCTCCATGGGGGCCTCGAGCATCATTCTGCCCCAGGGTCAAACGATCATTGCGATTTGCGATGGCACCAACGTCTACAACGCCCAAAGTTCAACATCGAGCTTCATCAATGCATTGACCATCGGCAACGGTTCTGCACCAAACCCGTCACTGTCTTTTGTGGGTGACGCTTCCACCGGCTTATACCTACCGGCAAGCAGTCAATTTGCAATTGCTGTCGCCGGGGTCAACGCGGCCACCTTTACAACCACCGGGCTTTTGGTGCCTGCTGGCGTCCTTGGCGGGGCGTTTTAAAAATGACCGCAAAGGTTGTCCAGTTAACCGTTCTTCCCGGCATCCAAAGGGATGGAACTCAGTTCAATGCTCCGTCCTATGTAAACGGTTCATGGGTGCGTTTCCAAAACAAGCTTCCCAGGAAGATGGGCGGGTACCGTGGGATGTTCCTGAACGGTACCGGCATATCCCGTGGCATGACCATGTCATCCCAAAATGGCTTGAACTATGTGGTTTCAGGCTACAGCGCTGGGTTGGAGCAGTGGACAACCGACAACGATGATGGAGTAGGTTTTGGCCCGACCCCCATCCTCCCGGCAGGCCCCATTCTGACGGTCGCAATCACCAATGCGGGATCTTCGTATACCAACGGAACCTACACCAGCGTGGCCCTGCAAGGCGGGACTGGATCTGGTGCCGTGGCAACCGTCACAGTGGCTGTGAACAAGATCGCCAGTGTGGTCGTCACCAGCCCTGGAGCCAACTATGCCCTGACCGACACTTTGACCGTGTTGGCCGCAAGTGTTGGCGGCACCGGATCGGGGTTTGTCGGAACCGTGAGCGCCCTGACAACCTTCAGCCCAAACTCTGAAAACTTGTGGCAGTTTGACATCGGATATGACTCCACTGGCGGCGGTGTAAACCAATTGATCGCCCATCCCGGCCAGAACCTGACCGACATCACCAGCACCATCAACACCAGACCCCTGTTTGGCACGTTTGGTGGTGCCTCAGTGACCCCTGTGGGCATCTTTACGGCATCGGGCACCACCACCAATACCTCGACCAGTGTGACCTTTGCAACGACCATTCTGGCCATTGGGCCTGGGGTGGCGGTGACTGGGTCGGGTATACCGGCAGGCACTACTGTGGTGTCGGCGTCCCTTGTTTCAAGCGTTTGGACGGCGGTTTTGAGCCAAGCGGCTACCGCATCTGCGACCGTGACCCTGACCTTTGACAACAACGTGTCCATATCTGGTGGGGTGGTGATGTTGCACCCGTACCTGTTTGTGTATGGTAACTACGGGCTGATCAAAAACAGTTCCGCAGGCGACTTCAACAACTGGACAGCGGCGGACGCCAACGAAACCTCAGTGTCCACCGGCAAGGTGATCAAGGGCCTGCCACTGCGTGGTGGCACCACCTCCCCTGCCGGGTTGTTTTGGACGACCGATTCAGTGGTTAGGGTGTCCTACAGCCCCACGACCGTGGGCGGGGCCACCTTCTACTGGCGGTATGACCTGATAACCAGCCAGTCTTCAATCATGTCCAGCCAGTGCGTGATTGAGTATGACGGCATCTTCTATTGGGCTGGTGTGGATCGATTCCTGATGTACAACGGTGTGGTTCAGGAAGTTCCAAACACGCAGAACATGAACTGGTTCTTTGAAAACGTCAATTACAACCAGCGGCAAAAAGTATGGTGTACCAAGGTTCCGCGCTGGGGTGAGGTCTGGTGGTTCTACCCCCGTGGGGATGCCACTGAATGCACGGATGCGATCATCTACAACGTGCGCGAGAAGTGCTGGTATGACGCCGGTGAGGCTTTGGGCGCTCGTCGTTCAGCAGGCACCTTTTCCGAGGTCTTCCGCTTCCCCGTGTGGGGCAGTACCGAGGCCAACAGCACTGGTGGATACACCATGTGGCAACATGAAACCGGCACCAACCAGATCTACCTCAACACGGTGAACGCCATTGACTCGTTCTTTGAAACCCCCACGCTGGGTGCCATGACCGGGTTGGTCGGCTCCAACCAGGGCGCTGGGGATAACCTGTGGACACGCTGTGAGCGGGTTGAGCCTGACTTTGTGCAGGCCCAGCAGATGTACCTCATAGTCACTGGCAAGGGCTATGCTGACGACACAGACCAGCCATCCGATCCATACTACTTTGACGACACCACGCTGAAGGTGGACATGCGCGAACAGCGCCGTGAGATGCGTTTGCGCTTTGGAAGCAACACCCAAAACGGCAACTATTTTGCCGGTCGCATCTTGTTGTCATTGGAAACCGGCGATGTGCGCGGGACGGGCAACCCATGATCACCTACGATCCCAGGGGAATGACCTGGACTCAGTATTCCAAGCTGATGGAGGAGCTATTTTCACCCCAGCAGATTGGAAGTGTGCCCGAGGAGCTATGGCGCGATTGGGTCGATGGCATCAACGGGATTGGATTCTTCGTTCAATCAGCAATACCCGATCACCACATGTTCACCGATTGGCAGGACTGGGCCATGGCCATGTGTGGAATCATGGTGCTTGAGGGATAACATGGAAAAGATGACCATCAAAGAAATCCTTGCCATTGACTTGGCAAAGAACTACCAGGGCGAAGACGACAAGCTGGATGCCTACTACGCTGGCACGATGCTTTTTGACGCCAAGGGACAGATCAAAAAGATCGGCAACTCACTGTTTACCGTGATCCCCAAAGACGATGTGGTTGAGTGGCATCCTGCAAATGCAGATCACTGGACAAAGTTTGCGCTGAACCTGCGCGAGTTCTTGGACTGCATGTCCAAGGAAGGCTTCAAAAAAGCTGAAACATACTTTGATAATTTGAAGCTCATGAACATTTACAAGTGGCTTGGCGTGCCCCACACAATTGAAAAGATTGATGGTGGACAGTACCGCACTTATAGAGCAGAGGTGGTTCTGTAATGGGTAATCTACAAGCAATTTTTGGACAATTAGCTCCTCTGGCGCAAAGCAAATCATTGCCGCAACCAGAAACTCCCGCAGTTGCGTCATCCACAGACAAAAGAACACCAGAGCAAAAGGCGGCTGAAAGCGCCAAGTACCTCAACTCAGAACTGCCAACCTCCAACATTGGTCAACCAACTTGGAACTATTACAGCACTGATGGAAGGTATGCAAACATCAAGGGTGCTGATGGCAAAGAGTACATGTTTGTACCTGATGACTATGTCAAAAAGGGCACAGTTTCCGGTGATATTCAGCTTTACAACAAGCAGTTCCTTGACCCTGCCACTTATAAAAATGCTGTGCAGTACACCCTTCCTCAGGGTATGCAAAGCGTCATCAACAATAACGGGTATGTGTGGTCAGTTGATGACTACAACAAGCTTGGTCTTCAGAACGCAAACGGGTACAAAGTTGACGCCAACAATCCACCCATCCTTGGCCTTGGGAATCCTCATCCAAGTATGCAGGTCGGGTCACCAATTTCATACATTACCCAGCCAAAACTAGCCCCAGGGGGTGAGCGGGTTCAGCAGGATTGGATAACTGCGGCTGATGGCCGTATGGGTGGATTGGGTCAATACGCCTACTACAAGTACCAAGGGCCATTTGCTGATATGGCCCGAGGCGCATTGAAAGAACTTGGCCCACTGACTCCCATATTGTTGGATGTGTTTGCTGGCCCAGGCACGGGCGCGATATACACAATGTCCAGGGCCGCTGGCGAGGCAACCTACACTGGGGACTGGAACAAAGCCGCAACCACCATTGGCACCATCATGGCCGCGCCGTATGTTGCCGACTATGTGGGTGGAGCTTTGGGCAGTGCCGTGGACATGGGTGCTGTTGCCAACAGCATCGTTGGCAGTGCGGCAGGAAATGCTGTTGTCGCCGGTTTAACCGGAGGTGATCCGCTTGCGGCATTTGTCAATGGCGGGGTTGGTGGCGCTGTCGGCACGATCATGGGGAAGATTGACGGTTTTTCACAGCTTCCCCCAAGCGTCCAAAAGGTTTTCAACGCCACTTTGCGTGCTGAGTTGAGTGGTAAAGATCCAAGCAAAGCCGCTTTGCTTGCGGCCACCACCTCTGGTTTGCAGGCCATCAAAAATAGCATGGATGCAAACACCAAGTTTCAATCAACTTATGGTCGGGACGCAACACCAGAAGAGTTGAACAACTTTGCGTATGTACAAAACCAAGATGAACTGAATCAAAGTTTTGATCAATACATGAAAACTACAGCCGCTCAGGATTCTGCGCGGCAGGCTGAAATTGATGCGCAAAACAAAGCTGATGCTGAGGCGTCTGCACGACAAGCGGCGATTGCAGAGCAGAATAGATTGGATGCTGAAACATCAGCGCGACAGGCCGCAATTGCAGAGCAAAACAGGCTAGATGCAGAAGCCGCCGCAAGGCAAGCGGCCATTGATGAGCAAAATAGACTGGATGAAAAAGCACAAGAGCCAATTGGCGCTCTGCCAACAGAGCCAATTTTGGACAATGAGCTTGAACCACCGAGCACTCTTCCAACAGAGCCAATTCTTGATGATGAGCTTGAGCCGCCAAGCACGCTCCCAACAGAGCCTATTCTGGACAATGAGTTAGAGCCACCGGCTGATGATGATGGCGGAGATATAACCACTACGCCAATCACCAAAACGCCGACCTCACCATTGCCAGTTACACCGCCGACCAAGACGCCTGCAACCACCACAACCACACAAACTGGTGGCTTGCCTGCGACCCAACAAACCACTCAAACCGGTATTCCATGGTTGGACACCAAGCCCCAAATGCTGGAAACCAAAAAAGCACCATCTGTCATGAACCCATTCCAGCCGTTGAAACAGCTTTACGACAACGTAGACCCCACACTGATGAACGTGCTGGCTGATCGAGGTATTGCCCCTCAGGAATACTCTCAGGGATCTTCTGTGAGCAGTGTTTTATCCCAGTTTTCATCTGAATTGGACAAGTCTTTGCCCAAGTTTGCTGAAAGCAAAAACCCGTTTTTGTCCATGGGTTCACGCAAAGCCACTTCTACCGAACCTGCCAAGCTTCCCCAATTGAGGCCCGGTTTAACCGGACACGCCAAAGGCGGTTTGCCAGACAAATATGCCAAGGCGGCACCCAAGGGTCACAACCCTGAATTCATCACCGGTTTGACCGGGTTCTACGCCAATGGGAGGGGTACTGGGCAGTCCGATGACATCCCAGCAATGCTCCATGATGGGGACTATGTGATGGACGCCGACACCGTGGCGGCGTTGGGGGACGGCTCGAGCAAAGCCGGTGCCTTGACCTTGGCTGACTTCCAAAAGCAAGTGCCCCATGAGTACAAAGAGGGTGGCAACGCCGTCCCCGCCAAGATCGCTGACGGTGAATATGTCTTCCCTGAACCCATGGTGACTGCACTGGGTGGCGGCGACAACAAAAAAGGTGCGCAAATGCTTGATGCAATGAGAGAGGAAATCCGAGCGCACAAAAGATCGGCTCCTACATCTAAAATCCCCCCAAAGTCGAAATCTCCTCTTGACTACCTCAAGATGGTGAAAGGTTAAAAATGGCAAATTTGCTCGAGTCAAGTCAAACACAAGCGACTACCGCACCAAGCTTCTACAACCAGTACCTGAGCAATCTGGCCACCACTGGTTCCCAGGCCGCAGGGTTGGGCCAGCCAGTCCAAACTGCCAAGTATGTCGGGGCCCAGCCCCTTCAGGAGCAAGCCTTCCAACAGGTGGCCGGTGCCGGTAGCTCGTATGTGCCACAGCTTACCCAGGCCAGCCAGACCCTTGGACAAGCCGCTGGGGCCGTTTCGCCCTTGGAGGCTGGTGCCCAGTACCTGAGCCAAGCGGCAGGCTACAACCCGGCTGAGATGGCAAGCCAATTCATGAACCCCTATGCGCGGACTGCCGCCCAGGGCTTGTCGGACATTGCCGAGCGCAACATCCAGCAAAACGTGTCACCCAACGCCACTGCCGCCGCAGTGGGTTCTGGCCAATACGGCTCTCAACGTGGTGCCCAGGTTTTGGGTCAGTTGCAAGCAAATGAGCGGCAGAACTTGAACAGCCAGATCGCCCAATTGATGAATCAGGGCTATGGACAAGCTTTGCAGGCCGCTACAGCCCAAAATCAAATGCTTGGGCAGTTGGGGTCTACCGCAGGCCAACAGGCCGCTCAGGGCCAGCAAAACCTGGGTGCACTTGGTCAGCAGATGGGTGCCTTGGCTGGCACTCAGCAAAACCTTGGTTTGGGTGCTGTGAATGCCTTGTCCACCATGGGTGAGCAACAGCGCCAGATCCAACAGCAAGAAGAGTTGTTCCCATTGACCCGTTTGGCTCAATTGTCGAACATCATGCAGGGCTACCAGATTCCGACCACCACGGAAACCAAGCTCAACATGTCGCCGTTGTCTGCGCTTGGTACGATTGGTGCCGGTGCCGCTGGGTTGTTCACGCAGAAATTGGATTCTTCTGGAAATCCCATCAAAGGCACATCGCTGTTTGATCAGATCAAGGGTCAATTCAATACGCCAACACCACCCAGCCCCGGATTACCGACAAGGCCAATTTTGGATAATGAATTGGAGCCACCTGAATTGCCGCCAATGATAAATCCCATTCTTCCAAATGAGTTTGAAAATCCCGTGGATCAGTCGGGCAATCCCATTTTAGATCCCGACGGAAACCCTATGGGGTTTGACTAATTGCTGACATTTTGAAGGAAACATCATGGCAACACCACCCCTGAGTCTGGTAACAGACCCTGCAAAGATCAACCCAGTTGGTGCTTCCCAGACGGATCTGGAGGAGTACCAGAAGTCGCTTGATGCACAGATCAAGGCGCTTGAGCAACGCTATGCCCAGCCCAACTGGTTCAATGTGGCCGCAGGCTTTGCCAAACCCCAATTGGGTGGTTTCCTTGCATCCCTGGGTAGTGCATCACAAGCCCTGGGTGAAACGGAAGAAAGACGCCGTGAAGCGGAGCTTCCCATTGCCCAGATGCGCACACAGCTTGCACAGTCAAAGATCCTGACTGGTGCAAACAAAACACAGGCCGATGAGTATGAGAAATGGCGTGCCAGCGGCAAGCCCATGGATCAGGCCACCTTCACAAGGCTGTTTTCGCTCAACCCACAGACCCCGGTTGCGGAGGCCATCAAAGCCGCCTACGAGGGTCAGCGCAAAGATCTGGATTTCACATCCAAACAGCAACGCCTGATGCTGGATGCCATCCAGATGAAGCAGGCTAAGGGTATGTCGTTGTCCAAGCAAGAGCAAGACTTCTTGGCAAACCTGCCGGGGCAGTTGTCTATACGCCAGGAGGCGCAACCGTTGTTGCCGGGTGGGAAACCAACGGGTGCAGAGGGGCCTGCCGCCGCACCTGCCGCCACCGGAGCAACATCCAATGCGCCGGTTGGCATGTTTGACCTCAGTGCCCCTGGTGCGCTTGATAGCGTGCGCAAAGGCATTGCAAACATTACCGACCCCGTTGAGCGTGCTCGTGCTACGGAAGCTTTGGAGTCTCAGCTTAATCCTAATCGACCTGCGCCAGCAGTCAAAGATGAAAAGCTAAAGCCCTATCCCTCATTATTCAAATACCCTGATCTTTCTGGTAAATCTGATGCAGAGCGCGAAACCGCAAGAGAGCAATACAGGGAAAATGCAAAAATAAGAGAGGCACGTTCTGAGGCGTCCGCCAATCAATGGAGGCTGTTGTCTGAGGAGCCAAACTTTACGTCAGTGGACAGCGAATATAAAGCGGCCATTGGGCTTTTAAACGATCATCCTGACGTGGCAAAAAAGGTGTTTAACTTGTTGCGTAGCAAAGGCACCCTTCTTGATCAAATTGGATCAGCGGCACAAGCTGGTGCAGGAATAAATTTCAACGGTATGACCGCCAATTTGAACTTGCCTGTCGATGCTTTTTTATCCGCCGGTTTAAACCAAGAGCAACAAATGGTTGCGGATCGTTTAGTTCGCGCCATGTTGGTAGTTGGAAACGCCAAGCTTGCATCGCAAGGAATTACACCCGACAAAGGACAGGATGCTTATAAACAAATCTTGGAAGGCACCAAAGCATCGTTGCGTCAAAACGCTCCTACGGCTCTTCTTAATTTGACCAAAGACTACATAACATTCAAGCAAAATAAAGCTTTGCATGATCAGATAGTAAAAGAGTATCCAGTACAACTGGAAACAATGAGCCCAACCCCATACACCGACATCATTACTCAGTCTCCATATTTTAAAGAAATAAATAAACAAGCAAAAGAAGATCAAGAAAAATTTGATAAATTGCATTCCGAAGCAATTCAAGCTATGAAAGAAAAAAGAAAATCAGATTCAAAGGGTAAAAAACCATGACTGATCGCAACCCATTCCTTGCACTGATGGAAGATGATGATGCAGAGGTGCTGAAAAAACAGCCTAAAAATGAGGCTGGTGTCGCAAGCAAAAGCTCAACATCTGATCAGCAAGCAGATTCAAAATCTGATACTCAGGCATCAAAACAAACCGAAAAAGATCCTAAGCAAGCTTTTTTGGATTTGATTGGCGATGATGATGATAAAAGTCCTGAAACAAAACTTTTGGACAAACTTGGTAACGTAACAAAAGAAGATCTTAAAACCATGGGGGCAGGCGCAGTTGCTGGATTTGCCACGTCCAAAGCACTTGAGGCAATTGCACCGGGTTCAACAGCAAGTCCTACAAATGAACTTCGATACCAGCAGAATTTGAAAGAACTGGAAAAAGCAGGGAAATACAATCCATTCCAAGAATATGAAACCACATCAAAGAATTTGATGGAGCAAAGAAATCTTGCACAAGAAAGATTCAATCAAAGTCAACGACAACTGGCAGAAGCTTTTAAGTACAACACGCTTGTTCAAAACTTGGGAATCAATGAATTTTTGCCGCCAGAATTTCGCACAACTCCAAGTGCTCCTGAATCTGTTTTGTCAAGGCAACCTATTGGTGGTGAAGCTACCAGCAAATATGCACAGAAATTTGGTCTAACACCTTTGGAAAGTTTGGACGCCCCTAGCATGAGCAAAGTCCAAAAGAGCATACCCGGCATGGCCAGTTCAATTGAACGGGCACAACAGGTGGGCCCAGCATTTCAAAAATTTGCAGAAAGCCCTTTGTTGCTTGGCCCCGAAGGTCAAAAATATGCCGCAGAGCAAAAGTCTCAGCAAGACAATCAACAAAAGGCTCGTGTAGCCGCTGAGGAAGATGCCAAAAGGCGATTGGCTGAACAAAAGGCCCAAATGCAATTCAATTTGGATAGCGCACAAAAAGCCTATGAAAGCAACATGAAGGCTTTGCGCGATGCAAACAAGGCAATTGATGCCCATACTGCGCCCGGTATGCCACCAACTTCATCGGCTGACAATGATCGCCTGAGAAAAGAAACGGAAAGATATGGAGGTTCAGGCAAAGCTGGTCAGATGCTTGGCTATATGGGCCGAAAAATCCTCCCGCGCTTTTCACCTGTGCTGGCTGGAGCAGTTGCGCCTGAGCAGGCAGGTGAGGCTTACAAAGCTCTCCAAGCAAAAGAGTACGGGAAAATGGCCGCTCATGGCGCGGGTGCCCTTGGTAGCACATTGATGATGACTGGCAATCCACCGCTGTCAGGCTTGGGTATGCTTCTCAATTTGCCGTCTGCATACATTGGGGCGGAAGAATTTTTAAATTCAGAACCCGCCAAACCTTAATTGGTTTTTAGCGACGAAATATCCAAATCCAGAATGCAGTCCAAAAAGATGTTGACACCAAAATTTGAACCACAACCCACAAAAGCAAAAGAATAATTATTTCCATGATTTGAAGGGCAAAGCAGTTGCCTCCCGTTTCCCCCTGCTTCGCGGCAGGGGGGTTTTTTTTACAGCGCTCCTCGCTTGTCTTCCAAGGCTTGTGCCACAGGCCCGTTGAGGGTGCGCACGAAGTTGATGCACATGGTGAGCTCAGTGCGGACGATCTTGGGCATTGCGGCCATCACAAAGGCACTGGCAAGCTTTTCCAGGTCTTCCTCAAGGAAGTTGTAGTTCTCCTCCAGCTTGGTGTTGATGAAGGTGTCGCGGATCTCTTCGGTGGTGAGGTACATGCTGTTTCCTTATTTACGGTTTTGAGCCAAGATTGTGCAAATGGCGGTTTCGCCATGGGTGTCCGAACCATAAAGAGCGCAAGTGGTGACCATGGGGTCGGCACCATTGCTGACGGTCTTTTCCCACTTGTCGCGGCGATCAAGGGCGTTGATGGTGCATGAGGCGATCAGGGCCAACATAAACATCAACCCCAACACCCATGTGCAAAGCCAAAATTTCTGATCACTATCCATCGATTTCTCCAAAATTGTTTTTCAGTTTCCAGTAGGTGAGCAAAGCCTGGAACATATTCCAGCCCTTTTGAAGCTCCTCCTCTGACCATTCGTAGACTCTGATCAAGCCGGGGTGGGTGACGGACACAAACACGTTTGCGCACCGTGCATGGGGCATATCCACGCCATTGCGGTATGCCGCAAGTTGCATGAGGTGTTCGTCATAAGCGACCACATCATCGTCGGGCCCGAATTCCTTTGATTTGGCGTCCAGCATGATCCCGTTGGGTGCGGATTCATCTGGCCGGGTAAACAAGTCCACCTTGCCGCCAAAGCCCATGGGGTGAGCAAACGACACTTCGGTTTCCCACTTTTGGTTGGGGTGGGTCTTGAAGTGGTCGAAGATCTTTTCCTCAAAGGCTTTGGAGATGGCGCTGTGCTCGTTGGGCTCCCCCCGATAGTGCTTTTCGATGGACTCATGGATGCGAGTCCCCCGTTCAGCGGCCATCTTTGCGGATTCCTTGGAGTCGGCCACCACTCGAGCGATGAAGGACTTTTCGGGTTCCTGGGGAAGCCTGGGCAGGGTCAGGGCGGCAAGGAGCATTTGCTCCAGCTTCCAAGCCTCCAAACCGGGCTTTGCGGCGATTTTCATGACCGTGGTGACCGAAGGTACCAAGTTCATCTTTCGTGCGTCCCTGAGGGTCGTAGAGCGGTCTGAGCCATCTTTGGCCTTGACCGTGTACTGCGGCCCACCGTCCTGGCGATACCAGTGAACGGATTCAGCCGATCTTGCGATGATTGTGGTCATGTGTTTCCTTACAAAATGCGCATGATTTCAAGGGCGTCTTTGGTGGTGTTGTACGAGGTGACGGTGTTGCCGTTTCCAAAGATCCGACACGCATACCCAGACAGGGCTGATTGGGTTCGTCTTCGTCCGTACTTTGCGGGTACCTCAACCACATCACCGGGCTTCATTTCACCGATGTAACCCCGGACATATTTAGTGACCTCTCCGTGTGGTTCGTCATACTTTGTGCGGGTGCGTTCGGGCTTGGGTGGGGTCACCTCAAGGTTCCCGTGTTTCTTTCCATCAAAGTCGATCACAGCGAATTCAACACCGATGTTGTCGAGCATCTTGATGACTTTTTCGAGGGCTTGTTGCTTTACGTCCATGTTGCCTCCATCAGAAAGGAATTGAATCGTCCATATCGTCATATGGGGCGGCAGACTCAGGCGCACTGTTTTGTGGTGCGTTCCGCTTTTGCCATTCCGGTGACGATGAAATCTTCTTCTTCAGGTTTTCGCTGAAAGTTTCAAACATGGCCATATCGGGGTCACCGATGTTGAACAACTCGTTTTTGTTCACTGGCGCAGGCAAACCAGCTTGCTTGATCACCGAGGGCACTGGCGTGAGGCCATTGACGTTGGTGTAGGTTTTGCCATCGTTGCCCACACGGTCGATGATGTTGAGCATGCACCACACACCCAGCACTGTCTTCAAGTCAAAGCGGCGCATTTCCTCTTGCGAGAATTGCTTGCCACGCCATGATTGAAGGTCAAGCCGAAGGTTGGCTTTTTCCGACCACGACAAGGTGTAGTTCTTGAAGATACCAAACGGGCGACCGTCTTTCATCTTGAGGGGCTCACCGGCATCGTTTGTGCCGTGAAGCTCCCAGCCGAGCATCACTTTGTGGAGGTATTTGACCTGCCCCATATACTCTGACTTCTGGGTACCCAAGTCGATTATTCGGTAACACCGACCAAGATGCATACCGGATGGACAGCGTTCAAAATCACCGCCCTTGTCTTCAACAATAAAACTCATATCAACTCCTGAAAAAACGTCCATGTCGGACAAACCCGGTCTTGTGACCGTAGGCAAACTATAACACGGAATTTGAAAATGTGTTATAGTTTTTTCAAACCCCATGTTAGAGAGCAACAAATGAATCTAAAAAAATACTTTGATGATGAACCGCGAGGTGCCAAGCAAGAGTTGGCCGCTCGACTGGGCATCACGCCGACTTGGATGGGCCTGCTGATCAGTGGTAGACGCAATTGCTCCGCTGAGTTGGCCAAACGGATTGAAAAGGCAACGAAGGGCAAGGTCACGCGCAAGCACCTGCGCCCGGATCTTTTCGCATGAACTCAATGTTGAGTGTTTAAGGAGTGAAAATGAAAAAAGTAAAATTGGAATACATCCGGATTGATGGTGGTACACAGTACCGCGATCAGATTAACCAAGATGTTGTGCGTGAATATGTTGAGGCAATGCGCGATGGTGATGAGTTTCCTTCTATGGAAACCGTGTTTGATGGGTCAACCCATTGGCTGGTTGATGGGTTTCACCGCTACTTTGCCTACATGGCACTTGGCGCAAAGATGGTTGATGTGGAGTACAAGCCCGGTACTCAGCGTGAGGCCCAGGTGATCGCCATGGGCGTCAATGGGAGACATGGTTTGCAACGCAACAACGCCACTAAGCGCCGGGTGGTCGAAGCGGCTTTGATCCATGAGGACACTAAAGACCTGAGCAACGAAAAAATTGCCAAGCTTTGTGCCGTGTCCAGCACCTTTGTGGCCGCTGTCCGTAGCCCAGAGGCCAAAGCCAAACAAGTAGAAAAGATTGAGCGCCATTTCAAAAAGAAGCTTGAAACCGAGGCCGAAGACCCTGGTTTAACCAGGGCTGACACGGAACTTACAAAGCCTGAAGACGACTTTGCCCCCGATGCCGATGAACTGAAGGCCAACGACATGGCCCTGGCCGCTGACATTGAGGCTATGCATCGCTTCCTCGAGGCCGATGACAAGATGGCCCAACAGCACGCAGAAATCGAGCGGTTGAATTTCCTCAACGCCCAGATGCAACTTCGGATCGACGCCCTCATGAGGGAAAAGAATGAGTTGGTCAAAGAATGCAAGAAGCTCCAAAAACAACTCGACAAGGCCAAAAAATGACTGAACTCCTAGCACCTGAGCGGTGTGATGATGGAACCACCTTCCCCGCTCCCCGCCCCTTCCAAACCAACGCTCACAACTCCCTGCGCCAAGGGTTCCGTGATGGCCACAAAAACCAGATCATCATGGCACCCACCGGTGCCGGTAAAACCTACCTTGGTTTGCGGATCTGCAATGAGGCCATGCAAAGGGGTAAGCGTGCGGTTTTCCTGTGTGACCGCACCACGCTGATCAACCAGACCTCAGAGGTTGCTGATGCCTACGGATTGACCTCCCACGGGGTCATCCAGGCTGAACACTGGCGGCGCAGGCCAGAGGCCCTGCTCCAGATCGCCTCAGTGCAGACGATTGCCAAGCGGGAGTTCTGGCCAAAGCTGGATGTGCTCGTGGTCGATGAGGCCCACACCACCTACAAGGCTTGGACGGAATTCGCCCAGACCACTGGTGCCGCCGTGATTGGGTTGTCGGCCACGCCATTCAGCGTAGGCTTGGGGAAGATCTTCACCAACCTGATCAACGCCACCACCATGCACGAACTGACCGAGTCCGGTGTGCTGGTGCCCATGCGGATCTTTTCCTGCACCAAGCCCGACATGAGCGGGGCCAAGACTGCCGGTGGTGAGTGGACGGACAAGGCCGCTGAGGAGCGCGGCATGGCCATCGTGGGGGATGTGGTCACTGAGTGGATTCGATTTGCTGAAAACCGCAAAACCATCATCTTTGGTGCCACCATCAAGCACTGCCAGGAATTGGCCCAGCAGTTCATCAGCCAGGGCATCATGGCCGCTGTGTTCACATCCGAAACCACGGACAAAGAGCGCAAGACCTTGCTGGACGAGTACCGCAAGCCCAACAGCATGCTCAAAATCTTGATCAGCGTGGAGGCCCTGGCCAAGGGGTTTGACGTGCCTGACGTGGGCTGTGTGTGCGATGCACGCCCCCTGCGTAAATCGCTGTCCACCGCCATCCAGATGTGGGGCCGTGGGTTGCGCTCCTCACCCGGCACCGGCAAGACCGACTGCTATTTGCTGGACTTCAGCGGCAACATCGTGCGCTTTGCCGATGACTTTACTGAGATCTTCTTCAACGGTTTGGCCAAGCTCGATGACGGTGAAAAGCTCGACAAGACGATCCGTAAGGACGAGGAACACGAGTTGAAGGGATGCCCACGCTGTGGCTACAAACCCTTCAGCAAGCGCTGTATGGCCTGCGGGTATGAGAAGGTATCCCCAGCGATCCAAGAGGCCCTTCCAGGCCACATGAAAGAGATCTACATCGGTGAGGGCAAGAACAAAAAGAAGCTGGCCGACAACGCGGAGCACCTGTGGAATCAGGTGTGCTCATACGCACGGCACCACAGTCAGCCTGACAAGCAGTCCGGTCGGGCGTGGCACCTGTACAAAAAGATCACCGGCCAAGAGACTCGCTGGCAGTTCAGCAAGGCCCCCACGGTGGAGATCAGCAAGAACGTGTACAACAAGATCAGATCCTTGAACATGGCATTTCAACGGGGAATGAGCAAATGAGCTTCATTGACTTTGCACGCATCCACGGGGTGGAGATCGACCCCAACCGGTTGATCGCCTCTGAGCGGATCAAGCGCTGTGGGACGGTGGACAAGCCCCGCTCGGACAACGGGGCCTACTTTTGGGACGGTCGCCGGGGCTGGGTTCAAAACTGGGCAGATGGCTCCACAGTGATCTGGTATCAGGACGGGAATACCAAGCCCTGGACTGATGAAGAAAAACGCGCCTGGGGGGCCAAAAAGCGTTCTACTGAGGATTCCCAGGAGCGCCGGTACCAGATGACCGCCCAAAAGGCCGACATGATCCTGCGGTCGGCCAAGATGGAAACCCACAACTATTTGCACATGAAGGGCTTTCCTGAGATGAAGGGCTTGGTGCTGGACGGCAAGCTGTTGATCCCCATGCGCAACGTGGTGACCAATATCCTTCAGGGCTATCAGGAAATCTGGTGGGATGCTGAGTTGCGAAAATACCACAAGAAGATGTTGGCTGGTATGAGGGCCAAGAATGCGGTTCTTTGGATGGGCGTCAAGGATGCCCCTGAGATCTGGCTGGTGGAGGGCTACGCCACGGGGCTGTCGTTGCATCACGCCCTCAGGAGCACGGGTTCAGCGGCCAGCGTGGTGGTGTGCTTTTCAGCATCAAACCTCGTGCAGGTGGCCCCGCAGATCAAGGGCAACCGCTTCGTATTTGCTGACAACGACGAGTCCAAAACCGGCGAGAACAGTGCGGTTGCAACAGGATTGCCCTGGACGATGGCCGACGAGGTGGGGATGGACGCCAACGACCTGCACACAAAGAAAAGCCTGTGGATGGTTGTGCAAAAGATGATGGAGTGCCGAAAGGGGGTATTGACACGTCTTGAGGCGTGTTGATAGAATTTCAGCAAATGCAAGGTGTGAGAACCGAAGCATGAAAGCCGTTAAGTCAAATCCCGACCCCGAATGGGGTAGCGCGTCAGCCCAAAAAGCTGGGGTGTTTTCTCACCGGGGTTTGTCTTAACGGCTTTTTTGTTTTTCACGCCTTGCTTGCCCCAAGACTTTTGGTGATCACGAACGTTTTGGCTTGGGGCGAGAGCCGTAAAAACTAACCGATGCGGCAGGCGCGGGTGGAGATAGCGCTGGGTGTTGAGTAAACCGCCAGAACGGATCCAGGTCGAGAGATTGGGGTTATCCGGGGCAACGGCAACATCCAGGTCAAGCTCGGTCAGTGCGCCAAGGTGGGGCCTCACAATGGGTCTAAATGTCTGACAGTTGCGGCGGAACATTGAGAGATGACCGTAACCAAAGATGCGAAGGAGCAACCGACGCGAACTTTGATCTTCAGCCAACCCCGGATCTCCGGGCCTGGGGTGGCTTTTGTCCATTGCTCAGTCACTGCCCTCTGCGAACGAAAATTTGGAGAATGAAATGATAGTTACACAGGAATACTTGAATGAGATCAGTGATGAGCAGGGATTGACCAAAGGTCAAGTTTATTTGCTCAATAAGTGGTGTCAGGGAACCGATCATGTCGGTAAGGAAATCCCTGAGCTTGTGGGGAACTTTTTAAGGATCTGTAAGGGCTACAGAGAGATCCCCCAACACGTTAAGGAATTCAAAGGCTGGGTCTAAAAAAATTTTGCACAAAACTGTAATTCCGTGTTAGAGTGATGGCACCACACCGTTGTGGGATTAAGGAGAAGTGATTGAAGACCTATACGCATTGGGATGTATTGATGGCAAGTCCAACTGAGCCTTTGCCGGTGGAAAAGCGGATGTTCCAGTTGACCCGGATGTTCGAGGGTTTGAGCGCACTCGAGCGCGACCCCAATCCGACCTATGACGATTGGAAAGTGGTGTCGGACGCCTTGAACATGATGGAAACCCTTTTTGTCATGGGGCAGGTCGAAGACCCCGACAACCTCATTGGGGACGCCGCAACGGCCCTTGCAAAGGCTGGAAACCGATCCCTGAAGGGTCACCCTATCCGACTTGATGGAAGCGCCATACAGCTAATCCGGGCGATCTTGCAGGACTACTGCACGGTACTGGACAACCTACCGGCACGGACGATGATCCAAGCCCACCGCCAGACTGAGAGCCGGGTGACCAAGATCATCCAGGGCAAGGGCAAACCGCACGACCTGAAGGTGGGCAAATGACCGAACAAGAAGATAAAACATTTTTGCGGCGGCGCAGTCGGTTTTTCCAAGAGGGCCTGAACGACGATGAAGCCAACGACTTGGCCTTTTCCATGACGATGCGAGATCGAGATCACTGCGAACTCAGAATCTGCCTAGAGTGCAAAGGAAACATCGGACGCGACTGCATGTTTATCAAGGATCGGTTTGGCAAGCCCACACAGCAGGCCAGATTCATCCTTCAGCGGTGCGATCAATTCCAAATGAGGGGAAAGTGATGCGATACGTTGCCATGTTGTTTTTCGTGCCGGTATGGGGTCTTGTGTGCCGGGTGATCTATGAACTTTTCATGTATGGATGGAATGCGTTATGACTGAAACGGTGATGACAATTTTTTTGTTGGGTGTTTTGTGCGTGGCGGTAGCTGGGATGGTGTTGTACGCACTCGCTGAAATTTGGTTTTGGATGGATGAACAAGATCGGAGCAAAAAATGAAAGACCCAGAGGACGAAGCTTTTGAAGAGTTGGCCCTTAAGCAAGGTCAATGGCATCACGAATCAGGCTGGCGTAAAAAACAAATTAAGGAGTATGAAATGAATTTACCCCCCAAAGTACCCAAGGCATTTCCAAACGTGTTTTGGAGAGAAGACGATGGCATGGATTTGAGGGATTACTTTGCGGCAAGGGCTATGCAGGGAATGCTTGCAGAAAATGGGGGCGGTGCGATTAACAACGACGAACTGGCAGACTGGGCATACTTGCTTGCAGATGCCATGCTGAAAGCGAGAGAAGCATGACTTGGCCCTTCCCACAACATCCCCTGCCACCGTACAGGGAACCAAAGAACCCGAAACCCACATACCCAACTGACGCAGAGGAAGCACCGCTATGAGCTTAAAACAAATGCAAATCTTGGATGGTGCATTGACAAAGACCGTGATGACAATCTCAAAAGAAGGTATTTGGGTTGACCCCAGCTTGGCAGTGGATGAAACGGCAAAGGCTGTGCTTGCGTCTTTGGAAACCCAAATCAAGAACATGGTGCAAATGTCTGTGGAGGCCGAGCGTGAGGCATGTGCAAAGGTAGCTGATGGATGGCCCGACTACGATGTGCAGGGGTTGGCAGAAGCAATCCGAGCAAGGGGACAAGCATGACACCACAACAAATTGAAGCATTGAAGCTGGCGCTTGAGTTTATTGAGCGTGTAAATAAAGACGGATGGATTTTGGCTGACTTTGAGCCGGAAATGTATGCCACTATCACCGCCATCAAAGAAGCATTGGCAGAACACGCCATGCAAGAAACACAAAGGATTGGGCAAGAGATTGAGCAAGAGCCTGTGGCGTGGATTTCCACAAGTCCAGCAAGAATGATTCATTGGACATCAGACAAACCTGCGTATGGAGATGATTGGATTCCCCTCTACACAAAGGAACAACTATGAACAGACTAGAAGC